TCGATCGTTTATAGGCTTTACTTGCTATTGTAGAACCGAAAAAGGCAAGACCGCCAGCGATTACGGCTTCCGTAAATGTCGACTGCTCCCTGAATGCAATTCTTAATTCTATGCTCTCGGCCCGGCGGGATCTAACGCCCTCTAGTGATTGGGCTACCAACTCTCCGTTAACCTGCTTCATTCGTAGCTTGGCAGCTTCGAGGTCATCTATAGCGTCGACCTCTGTATAGACGCCTTTCGCGTAATCATCACTTGCTTTAATAAGTTTTACATATTCTTTTTCTGAGTCTTTCGCGTATTTAATAAGCGCCGTCATGGACTTAACTACAAGTTCTACCGCAAGCGCCGCGCCACCCATAGCTGTCGCCATTTTGAGAGCGGACTTCATTAGGTTATCAGTAGCTCCACCGGCTTTTTTGAGGTCGGCGACGCCTTTATTGGTGTCGGTTATTATCCTGATTAGTACATCTTCGCCCAATATCGCCATAGTATCCCCTTTATCCGAACGCCCAGCGTTTAAACTCTTTTCTGATTATCTTCGGCATTGCCTCGGCTACATCACGCGCCGCAGGTTCCATGTATGGCTGTGCCCTAGTTCTAAATGTTCCGGTTTCTACGTAACCAGAATATCTGACATTTGATCCGAACGAGTCATTATCAATAACTTTAATGGAGTGCCGGAGCTTTCCAGTATCAACAGGAACATAAACCATTGCCCTCTCAACCCCATACCCGGCCCCGGCTCTCTCTGATCGTTCCGCTACCTTCTTAAATAGCCTGGGAATGTCATTATGCTTGACCCTTTTTACGACCACAGCTTTTCCCATTACCTCGTAGCCTCCTTCCATGCCACATTGAATATGCTCAAAATATCCGTAAACCTATCCGGGTAATCACCCCAATTAGGGGAATAAGGAAGCCCAAATCCTGAGTTGAACTTCTGCCATATATCATAATACTCAATAAGCTCTGGCGTGAGATATGTAGAAATCTCACCCCGTTTAATTATAGCAACCGGGCTTTTTTGCTTCCCGATAAATATCTTCTTTTCGGCCTGCTCATGGGTCACCTTTTTATTAGCCCACCCCGAAACGATGAGCCAAAACCCGACCCTTAGGGCTTTCCCGATTGCTGGTCCAGGGCAGAATGACTGCCGTATTCAATTATCAATTCAAGATAGATAGCCCTAAGCTCAGGAAGTAACGACAGGTCTTTAACCTCTGTCGTCGTTTCTTTACCTGCCGCGTTAACAATGATAGGCGGGTTTTTTACTGAAACAATTATAGCTTCTAATGAATCAGGGAACGCCTCTTTCCCCTCTTTACGGAGGGTGAGGTCGTCCTTCCCTGATAACACCCGGAACGTATAGACAGTCTGTTCGTTCGCTTTCTGCTTCCGGTTGCCCGCAAATTCCGGGACGTACTCCCAGTTCTCAAGCGCTTTAATTCTCATGCGTTCGCTATGGCGTAATAAACAACGCCCACGTCACTCGGGGCTACGCGGAATGGGGATGAGAATGTTTGGGCTTCATCGCCACCGGCCGAGGCAGAGAACCCGGTCAAGACAATAGGCGTGAAATAGTATCCGGTAGTCTCTCCGCTTGCCTCTGACGTGTCAGTGAAGAGTTGGACGAATATATCAATACCATCTTTGGGAGATATAACCATTTCAGATTCGGCTTGGTGAACGATTGTTACAAAATTGTTTAACAGATTTCCGGCCTTGTCTGTTATCTCTGAGGTCATAATTCCCTCAATATTCCCGGTGATATCATCATACTTTGAAGCCCGGTACGCTTTAGCATCATCACATAGGGTAGTGACATCAACCTCCGCCTTGCTGAAGTCCATAGACCAGGTTTGAATATCGCAAGCCTGCACCCCATCAAACAACTGGCAGATGTCTTCAGCTGCGAGTTCTTCCAATCCGGCAGCGTCATAGAGATATCCAACTGCTGCCCCGGTCGGGAATATACTCGCGGTCTCATCAATTGCGACTATCTTATAGCTCCGATTTGCTTCCAGGATTTCCCCTACTATTAGATTCTCTCCGAACTGTCCCGCCCAGAGTGATCCATCTGACCCCACCAACCGTTTTTCCATTAAATCCTTCCTTCATATAGAGTTACTAACTCTTATGCTTCCCACGATATAACGATATCGCAGGAATATTCTATTATTGATTCTTCAACGGCGCCAAGGGCCACCGTCCCGGATGTCATTACCTTCCAGACTTTATAGTTGGGAAGGGCGTATCTTAAATTGTCTTCTATCTCTTCGCGTAAAGCCTCAAGTTCCTCATACGTGTTATATCGCTCAGAACCGAACGCCCGCAGCTCAAGGGTGATTTCACCGCCTTTTGAACATAACGTTACTGATACATTTGATGCCTCTGTGACAGTCATCACATACCAGGGATCCGCATTGTCAGGCCTTGCGATGTTAAAATTGACCACCCCTGGAACCCATGATTGATCATTGACCCATGCATGAAACTCTCTTGCTATGCTCATCGGAATAACTCCACTGTGACTTCCTGGTGATCATTGGTCCCGGCGATCCCTTCGGACTGCACAAATTGCGCAATCCATACCCTACCGTCTCGCCCGGTTATCTTGTCACCTGCGCCCACGTCGGAGGATAACGGCGTATAAAGCATATACGCCGCCTCACTCGCTAGCTTTCCAGACGTATTGGACAGTCGCCCGGTAATCGGCTGCATAAACCCTCTGATCGTCCCGGCTGGAATAAACGGCTCCGCGCCGAATACATCTGAATAGCTTTTCTTTTCAAGTGAATAAACTTCATTAAACCATGATGCCCTCATCGGATTTTTGGCCTTTTGAAAGTCATTAATCCCGCTACTACGTCAGGGGGATAGCCTAAGCCTCCAACCCCTATAAGTGATTTGGTATATGAATATGAACCGATAGACTCGCCTGAAAGCCCATTATCAACACGGCTGAAAGTATCGTAAGACACCATGCGCGCCGCGATTTGAGACAATGCCGGGGGGAATAATGAGGCATAAAGATACACGGTTCCCTCATCAGCTCCCGTTACCGGAAACTCTGGGAACGCGGTCAAGCTCTCCGGGGCAACGTCAGTTACATCATAGTAACCATCGTTCCGGAGCGACTCACAAACCTGCAGGGTGTCCCCTATATAGAAGACTCCAAGCCCGGAATTTGCATCTAAGAGAATCCCGCCGATACCAAAGCTTATGCCGCTGGACGCCCTGCGCGAGTCGTGAGCTGCAAACGTATCATCCAAGTGAATGATTAACGTTTCTGTCATGGCCCGGCAACCGGCATAAATCCTGGCATCTTTAGATTCATCTTGAGCCCATACCGCCGCAGCTTCCGTCGCGTCAGTACAGGCCCATGAGGACCCGTCCTCCACAAGCAGCCGGAACCCGGCATAATATCCCATCGTTGAATCATAACTAGCATCGGGCTGATCAACAGATGTTCCGTCAATCTGCCCATATGCCAATTTTGCATCGAAGACCGTGCAAATCATGCCGGTTACTCCTTACGCCAGTGCGGTATAAATAGGAACGATAGCGTCGGGCTGATTCACGACAGCGCCGTAAACATAAAGGCCCTTCACTGCATCGCCGAAATACTCAGGATGATCGTAACCCTTGATCTCATTGAAGGAGTCTGCAAACGCGATGCCATCAGGGTGACCGGCAAGCCATACACTTGTAGCCACATCATCGACGGGAGTCTGATTCGACATGAAGATATCAAAGTTTGCAATCCGGCCTTTATAGCCCATGGGAAGCTGCCCGGGTGCGTTAAAGACACCATATGCCCGCAGGGTATCACCGGCAGGGGTATCGCTGAGCATTTCACCGGAGTCTTTCAGCAATTTCACGCCTGCAGGGTCCATCACGATAAAGCGATCCGACACGGGCACATTAGCCTCATCGAGCTTTAACGCGGCCATTGTGAGGTACTGATAAATGTCAGTGACAACCGGCACAACAGGAACCGCAGCGGTGCCGAGGTCTGAAACCACGGTCGCCCCGGTGTAGAGTCCTGCAATGTAAGCATCAACAGTTCTGCCGATTCCATACGCGGCCCGCTTCATGACTTCATTCATCAGGTCAGGCTGAGTCTGCATTTCATCAATACTGTCGACAAGCACGTTAAAGAACTTCTGCTGATCGAGGTTTAGAGTAGTACGATCAACGGTCGGTGCTTCAGGGGTGCCGATAGATGTATATTTTTCATAGTCGCCGATAGTGATTTCACCGAACTTGTGAATATTGATAGCACTACCAAACTGAGCATCCGGCTGATAGTCGCGGTTAGCAACTGCGCCATAAACCAGGGCCATGTCGAGATTCGCCAGGAACCTAGAACTCCATATAGTCGGGATAGTAAAGCCTAATTCTGCCATTGTTTTTTCCTTGTTTTAACCTGCTACAATTCGCCCCTCGGCGTATAACTGGTTTATTTCCTTGGGCGATTTCCCATCCAATTGTTTCATTGTAAAGGAACTCTTTCCAGATGATCCGATGTCATCAGGAGCGCGAGAGAACTCCCCCGCCATTTCTTTAGTTACGTCCTGCCGGTAATCAGACAGCATCGTAGTAAGCATGCCCGCCTGTTCGGTAGGGTCTTTGACTGTGAATAGTTGTCTCCATTCATCCTTCAAACCTGCCTGCCCGAATGCTTCAACAGCGTTCGCGCGTCTTACTGCACTATCGCGGTCGGCTTCCAGCGCGTTTATGCGTTCCTCGACACTAGCGCCCGCTTTGTCTCTCGACGTTATCCGGTCCTGAAGCTCTGTATTCTTTCGATTCAGACCGGCAAGCTCTGCCTTGTGTCTCACATCAATGTCATGCGCTTTTTGCTCGACATCCGACAATACCGGCTCATCCGGTACGGTTTCCATTATCTCATCTGACATTTTTACTCCTGATTCAGCCCCGGTATCGGTGCCGCTTCAATGGTATTAGGGTCGTTTTGAATCCTGATTGCTTCCGCTTCCGGGTCAATTTGGAGGCCCGAAAGTTCTATTTTTGTCTCGTTACTCAAGTTTAAACCCGCGTTCCTGGCTTCTACAAGTGCGGAAATGTCGTTTTTCGGCGCAGTCCTTCGATAAATCCGGTCAATTTCCCATATAGGATAGACAGAAATACCCATAAACGTCATTAAATACGTCTGTATAAGGTAATCAAGCTGCCGAAATCCCTCATCCCACTGACCGACAGTAATATTTGTGTCCATTTCTAGCGCTGCAAGCCGTTGACTGACTTCATATGCTGTAGGGCTCGATCCTTCTGCGAACGATGTCGGGTCGTATGATGATGCGCCCTCGAAAATAAGTGAGCGTAGATTGTCCTGTAACAGCCTTACCGCTTCGGGGTTTAAGTTCTTTGTGACGAAACGAGCGTCTCCATTTTCTGAGTCAATGATGATGACCCCTGCGTCTTTAAGCTGAGCCTTTACCTTGTCGGCTCTGTCTCCCAGGCCTTTCAATAGAAGATATGAGAGCCTGAGCGCCGCCAGTTCATTGCTTAGATCCGACAATGAAACATCATAGGCGTCGCACAGGGTTATGACACGTTCCGGGTTCCCTATCCTGTCAGGGGAATTACGGTACTCAATGATAGGAACCATAGGGCGGGAGGCTGTTCCCATACCATGTAGCGCCGTCTCCCCTGGCGTCCATGTTCCATCTTTCAATGAGAACGTGGTCATTTCCATCCCGTCGTAGACTTCAACCGTGTCCCGGTCATACCGCAGCCCGTAAATAGGCTTGTGCGTACGCTTGTCATAAATGACTTTTGTACTCACTGCCGGGGACTGCGAAACCCAAAAATCACCGTCTTCTATTGAGCATAGAACATACCCGGCCCCTTGAGTTACACATGCCTCGGCGAGTGATAGCGTCATGCCTCGCCACCTTGACCGCTCATATAATGATTTATAGAAGACTTTAACCGGATCCGGGACATCTTGCCCGTATGTAATGGTAATATCGGAGGCGAAATAACCGGCTTTATTCGTTGATATCATCCTATCGAAAGGGATATGGATCCTTTGATTTAAATCTGTGCCTGATATCTCACGCCTTGAGAGGATAGGCACACCATCGGCTTCCCTTGGGTCGGTCCATTTAAACTTCCCGGCCGCTTCCAGCCTCGCGCGCTGACTCATTCCGTAGGCGATAGCGTCCCGCTTTGAGGTCGCATCCAATACTTCTTTAATAAATGCATCATTGCCAGGCATGTTACACCCTCCCTATTTTCATGATTGCCCCTGGTCTTAATGTAAGAAGGAGCCATATGAGCGATTTAAACTTAATCCCATACTTTGAGTGCTGATGCCCTTCAAAATATCCCGTAATTTCATACCGCCGTCTCTTGTTTGATTGCTTATCCATCTGTATCCCCTTATAGCGCATTCCATGAGATCGTTTGAAAACCACCCCCGATACGCTGCATTGCATACCTAACGGCGTCAAAGCCGTCCCGCTTCCCTATTAGCTCGTCGTTTTCATCGTACCCAAGCTCTGAGAACTCTTTTAGTGCCTCGTCAGTTCCAGGGGCAAACCATATCTTGCGCATACGGGCCAATTTATCAGCCCCTTTCTGCACAGAACCGGCGCCCTTACGGGATCCCCTGACGTCATAATCGTAGTCATCCCTCAGCATGGCGATGATTTCCGGCCTGGCGTTGTCTACCACTAGAGGCCCGTCTATAGGCCCCAACCATTCAGGCAATCTCTTAATGGGGATCTTTGATTTATACGTGGCTGCGTGGACTGTAAGCTCTCGTCCGTCTTCGGTTGACGATATGGCGACAAGCGCGTTATCACCGGACCAAGACAGGTCGAGCCCGAAGGCTGAGGGTACCCCAACGGACTCGGCGCCGATTCGCTCCAAAGTGTCCGTGGTAAATAAGGGCCGTTCCCCGTAGGGTCGCAACGCTCCCTCCCAGGTGTGCATGTAGTACTCATAATCACGCTCCTTGTCGTATTCCATTTCCTGCTTGAGAACGTCCGGGAACCAGGGGTTATCCTGCCAGTTCACGGCTGCACCAAGTACGTTATCACTAGGCTCTTTAATAAACCGCTTATAGACATAATCAGAGTCATACCTCGGGTTCATAGCCATCCATATTTCACTGCCAGGCTTGCGCACAGTCGGTATCAATAGTCGCATAGACTGCTCTGAGATCGTCTGCGCTTCCTCTATATAGCATATATCAATTCCCTCAGTTGATTTAACAGACTCAGGGTTATTTTTTAGGCCTGCAAATGTAATGACCGACCCGTTCTCCTTATGTAATATCTCTGCAGCGGTGATCTTAAACTCAAATTGCCACCCCTGAGCGAATATGATATTTGATAGAAGCTGATGAACTGAGGCTTTGATTGATGTCTGAATCTCTCTGCAGGCAAGGATCCGCGTGTTCTTCTGCCGCGCTCTGAGTAATAGCATCAAACAGAATGATGTGGACTTAGAACTACCGCGGCCGCCATAGGCGATCTTGTACCGATATGAGTCTACCAAGTAGACCTTAGCCCAGCCAGGCAGTTTCACGCGCTACCCGCTCACCACAAACATATCATCTGACAGCTCAGCATCTGATACACTCGCCGCTATAGGAAGGAATAGCTCAACGCGCTGGATCACA